TTACGCTTATGCAGCGTTGCAATTGAGCTACCGCAAATTTAATAGGGCTACGATGTGGCAGCAATTACAAGAACAACTTGATAGTGGTGCTAAGTTGCCGCTAAGATCAAGGAAGCCAAAGCCGGTAGCTACCGGCACTGAGTTCGTCCGCAACTGGTAGCCGTGAAAATCCCAGCACAAATCAGAGCAGGCGATACGGTCAAATGGCGTGATGATGCGGCGGCGGATGGATTTGGCAATGCGATTACTAGCACCACATGGGTGC